ATCTAGGACTGGTTCAAGCATATATTGGGAACTCCAGTGGGAAGGGCCTTCCAATACTCTCAACTCCTCCAGTCTATTCCAGCTTAATCTTTCGGGGAAAAGTAAGTTACCCTCTTTCCAGTCTCCTTCGTAGGCTGCTTTCTTGAAAACGGCAAACTTGTCTAAGATATTGTTTTCAGGATCTTCAATCCAAGAGTATAAATCAGAGTAGTTGTATGGCGTACCAATTATAATAAGTTCTCCTTTGGGTTCAAGAAGGTCAAGAGTGGTTCTGTAGAAGCTGATTACCTTTTGGATTTGGTCTCTGGTGGTGGTGTTATCCCAGTTTACCAAGTCATCCAGAATTATTAGATCGAAATGGGTAGAAACTAGATTTCCAGTCATTCCATAACCGAAAACTGTCGGTTCTTTGGTCTCAAAACTTTTATCTGTTTTCAATTTGATAGTATTTTCATTCCAGATTTCGGCATCTTTAGCCAGCTCACCATAGATTTGCAGGATTCGGGGATTCTTTTTCAGATTATCCTGTGTCTGGGAGATAAACTTGGTTACCATTGGATAGGTGGCATTAACAATTAAGATACGGATATTGGGATTATTGGCTATTTTCCACAAAGAGTAGCCGATGGTAACGATAGAACTTTTAAAAGTACCTCTGGGAAGTTCAATTAGGAGTTGTTTCTTCTTAACATTATCGGTTATAAAGTTGCAAAGTGGCTTATGGAGTGGCTCGTAGATGTCTTTCCAGCCAACAACTTCCTTGCTGAAGCCATAGAAATCATATTTGTAGTAACTTCTGTTTAAATCACGATTAAGAGCTTTTCCAGTATTTATTCCTTCAATCAATTCTTGTCTGATGTCCATAATTTAGGTTCTTTTGCTGTCATTTTACCTGTAAAAAAATCTAAAGTGTCTTCAATAGCTATTCCTAGCCCTCTTGCCCCCATTACATCAACGGTTGGATCGAATGTAGCGGTCATTCCTTTGGCGTAGTGATCGTTTTTAGGTGAAATCAATATTGCCAAAAGCCCTCTTTGTGTTTTAAACCATCTTTTGCCTACCAGAATTGGATCTCCTTTGGTTATATACAGCTTGAGTTGCCAATTTGGGTAATCGGTTGGGTCAATAGTTAAAATATAGTCTTGGGCGGCTTCTCTTAGGGATTTTAAATACCCAAGATCGTCAAATTTGCGTTTTTTTGCTGATTTTTCAAAGCGTTCAGCTAATTTGTCGGTTTCGGTCTTAATCTTTTGTTTTTCTAGTTCGGCAACGGCTTTTAAGCCTTTTTTTCTTGATTCATCCCCCGTAGTAAGAATTTCCTCGGCTTTTTCGTGGAATTTCCTCTTTTCTTCCTGTTTTATCTCAAATTTCATCAAAGGTCTCTTCTTCGGAATTGACATCGATGTACCTCCTCAATAAGTGGTTGATCCAGTTGGCGATTATCTTATCTGGTAATTGGGTGAAAGAATAGCGGTCAAATCGGCCATTGTATCTAACGGCCAATTCCTGTTTTGACCAAGTTTCTGTGATTTCAGCAAGGAACATTTTGAGGGGTTTCAGGGACTTTTTTATCTCCCCATTGGGTTTAGGGCGGTTAGCGTACTGTCGCCACGGATGCGTCATTGACGGCTTCTGTATCACTTTAACTAAAACTATATCATTTTTGTTTATTTGTCAAGTATTGTGTTATACTCATATTGAGGACAACTGATTTAGCCAATCAGCCCACAGCCGACCAAAGGAGGCGGCAGAAAAAATGGCAGAAGCAAAAGATGTAAAAAAAGATGAGAATACTTCTCAGACTTCTTCAGAAAATACAACCGCAGAAGTAAAGGATTCCAAGACTGAAACCGCTAGTGGTGAAAAAGACACCACGGATAAATTTAAGAACCAAGAGGAATTGGCAAAATCTTATGATGAGTTGCAGAAGAAATTGGGGGAGCAAGGTGATAAACTAGGTCAGATGGAGACTTTTATGTCAAATGCCAACGCTCTTCTCAATGCGGTTTATTCTGATCCAGATATTCAGAAATTAGTTGAGCAAAAATACGGAGGAGGACAAGTGCAGGATAATAAACAGGCAGAACAGCCACAATCAGTAACCGATCCGAGATTGTCGGAAATGGAACAGATGTTAAGATTGAAAGCTATTGAAGAATTTGATAAGCGGTATAATATAAATGAAACTGAGGCATTGGAAACTCACAAAAAGATTGGCGAGCAACTAACTAAAATTGGTATTGATGTTAGGAGTTCACCGCTGGATTTGTTACCAGCTCAACTTGATACGGCTTATCAGAGAGCATTCCCAGATAAGGCTTTGGGTAATGCCAGAGCGGAAGGGGCGGCTCAGACTATGACCAACCTGCAAAGTCAGATACCAAGTCAGGGGGGTGGTTCATCTAGTTTAGAAGAAGGAACTGTTGATTTATCTATCGAGCAGAAAGATTGGGCTAAGAAGCTTGGTGTTAATGAAGATAAGATTAAAGATGCCCTGAAAAAACATCCTGAGTAGAACCCCTATTGACAGTGTGTTATACTTAAAATAAGACAATATGAAAAATGAAAATGTAGAACTTCGGTTCTGCATTTTTATTACGGAGAACTTTATGGCAGGATTTAGTTACAGAAAGAATATAGACGGTTCAAATCAAGCACCAGTAAATAAGAATCTAGTTGGTGCGGCCTCAGTGGTTTTCTCAGTAGGGGACTTAATTCGTATTAACAACGCAGGTCAAGCCTCTCTTGTTACTGCGGGTGATTTGGTTCTTGGGGTTGTAACTAGTGTTACTACCAAAGATGGTGCTCCTGTAGCTCCAGACTCAGGAACCACTGATACTTGGACAATGGCTTCTAGTAATGTTTCAGACGCAACTAAGAATCTCAAGGTTCACTATATTCCAGCTTTACCTAATTATCTTTTCTACAATGATGGTGATGCGGATGTTACTGTAGCAAAACTGTTTATGTACTTCCCAGTTAATGATGAAAATGATGTTGATCTTACAACTGGAAGTGACACCGTTGTAGACACAGTACGTTTAATAGAAATTGATCCAGATGGTGATGGAGATGCCTCTAAAGGGCTTTTCCAAATAGCAGAATCATTTTGGGCACAGTCAGGAGGAGGCACGCAAGATACCAGTGGTATCGAGGCGGCTTAATATAAATTATGGCAATGATCCGAGGTAACTTTGCAGACACATTAGATCCAGCAATACGAACGGTCTTCTATGACCGATACGAGCTGGAACCAGCAGTACGACCAAATGTCTTCAATGACCAGACTTCTGACCGAAACATTGAGGAAGACTCTGGTATAACTGGATTAGGTCTATTGACTGAGACTTCAGAACTCGGAGCATTGGACTACGAAGACGCTTTACAAATATTTAAAACTACATATACCCACAAGAAATATACTAAGGGTATTAAGATTTCACAAGAGTTAGTTGAAGATGACCAAAAGAATACCATCAGGAGACTTCCTGAAGCATTGGCAAGATCTACCAGAAGGACTGAAGAATTTTACGGAGCCAGTGTTTACAATAACGCCTTTACTACAGCAAATACTTCTTACGGAGATGGAAAGCCACTTGCTTCAACTTCGCATACCAGAGTAGATGGTGGAACGGCTCAAAGTAACGCTTCTGCAACTGGTATTACTTTAACTGAAACAAACCTTGAAACAGCTAGAATTGCTTTTAGAAAACAGCTTGATGACAAAGGTCAAAGGATAATGACCACTCCCAAGACATTGCTTGTTCCAATCGATCTTGGTAAGACAGCACAGATAATTGTTGGCAGCAATCTAAGAAGTGGTACAGCTGACAATGATGTTAATGTCTACGCAGGTAAATTTAGCATAGTTGAATGGGAGTTTATAACCAGTACTACTGCTTGGTTTTTACTCGGCAGCAAAGGCGATCATTTAATTACTTGGAATTGGAGAGTGAGACCTCAATTTAAACAAGATAACAGTTTTGACTCAGATGCAGCACTTTGGAAAGTTAGAGAAAGATTTAGCTTCGGTTGGAGTGACTGGAGATCCTCATGGGGATCAAAGGGTGATGGCGGAGCGTACTCTAGCTAAATAATATTGTGCTATAGCTAATGTGGGAGCACGGAGCGTACTCGTAGGCTCCTGGATGGCTCCCATTTTTAGTAGAAGGAATAATATGGCAAGTAAGCATTTTAGAACAGATACACACGTTAGTAACTTAGCGGGAACGGTGAGAAGGATCGCAGGGGTTCCTCGCACCACTCTTACTGAGCCGACTGAGCATATTGTTGGTGCAGTAACGTATGATGGGACTAACGAAAGAATTTGGGTAAACGTGGGCGGTACTGCCCACACTTGGAGATACATTAGTTTAACTTAGGAGTAATATGGCAGGATTTGATAGACAAGATACACATTACAGCAGTTTAGCAGGAAACATCCGAAGCGGTGCGGGACATCCTAACACCTTCATTACTTCCAGTGATGATACTGAAACTGGTGATCTATTTCTTGATACAACTAACAACCGTCTTTACATAAACACAGATGGTACAACCTCTGGGTGGAAATATAGTTCTTTGGTTACTACTACTACAAGTTCTACTACATCTTCGTCATCTAGTACTTCATCTAGTACTTCTAGTTCTACTTCTACATCTTCAAGTACAAGTAGTTCATCCACTTCATCTTCCAGCACAACCACAGGTTAAAGCAAGTTAGCAGTTATGTTATACTAAATATATGGCCGATGTAGACGTTACTAGTTCCGAATCTCAACCAGGTTCCGTTCAAAGAGAGTGGGAAGCCCATAAAGTCTTTGATAACGCCTCTACTGATGAAACAACTTCTCCCGCTATTGATATTAGAAACGCCCGATCAGTTTCTCTTTTTGTGGAAACTGGAGTAGGTGTTAATGCAGGGGTAGTTCAGCTTGAGGTCGCAATGACTTCTTCTGGCCCATGGTTAAAGGTGGATAGTGTAACCACGTCGGCGGCTTCTACAGCCTATCAGGTGGTTACAAGTGATGCTTTGGATGGGAACACTAATACTACTGTAGGTCTCCCCGCCAAATACGCACGGGCTAGAATTGAGACCGTCATTGGTGTTGGTACTATTGATGGTTACTTAGTAGTTCAGAGATAGTAAAAGAGATAATTAAGTATGAAAAATGAAAATTTCGTTACCGCAGATTTAATCTTAGCTTCTACCCTCGAAACTTTAGATTTCAAATTGAAAGATATTCAGCCTACCGATATTCCAGGCAGGTACAATTTCATTTTCGTTAATGATTCCAAGATCGGGGAATTAGTTGATATGTTTAATACAGATAAGATTGCGGTAGAACCTAAGAAATATTACTACCATATGAGATCATTAAAAGGTAGGATATTTAGGGCTATTGAAACCCAGAAAGGAGGCTAATGTCAAAGGTACTGATAAACCCAAAGCGGTTTACAAATTATGCAGTTAGGGATTCTCAGAACAGACCAGTCGAACGGGATACTGAAGATGTTGTCGACTATCCAATCGCCGAAGCCGCTTTAGATGCAACGGGGAACCCTATATGGGATAATGCCGCTGGTACTTACCGTACTACTGGTCGTACACTGGAATTTACTTTGCTTCGTGGTCAAGCGGCAGAGTTTGAAGACTATATTGCCAATATTCTTCTTGATAGATATGAGTTTTTAAGTGAGAAAAATGTGGTTAGTAAGGCGGTAAAAGAAATGATGCCACCAGCAGAAGAAGTCAAGAAAGAGGCAGGAGAAATTCGTTGTAAACGCTGCGGTCAGAGCTTTCGTGGTATGAATCAACTTGGTTTACACACAGGAGTGAAACACCCAAATGATCTCACTGGCTGAAAAGACATTTGAAGATCTGGTAGCCGAGTTTATACCTTCTGAAAAAGAAGAAAAATCAGATATTAAAGTACAGAAGGCGGAACCTAAAATCAAATCTGCTCAAGATATGATGATTGAAACCGCCAAAAGGATTGGGGAGGCTAGAGTTAAGAAGGCTATTAGCAACGCAAAGGTTAAAAGAGAATACGATGTTAGAATTGGTAAAGAAGTATCTAATCCAAACTTCTTTTATGGAGAAGGTGAATCAGAAGGAAAACTAGAAGAATTAGAATGAAAAAAATAGGTATATTAAGTACATTTTCTAATTTAGATCCAGCTTATTCATTGGTAACTGTGGTTCTCCAACAGTTGCAGATGCTTAAAAGGAATGGCTATCAGCCCATCCTTTTTGGTCTGACTAACTTTATGGATCAGGACAAAGTTCCAGAGGGGGTAGAATTGCGGGCAGTTGTACCTCAATGGGTTTTGGAACCTTATGGACAGACGGGCTCGCCAGTACCAGATGATTTTCAAGCCAATGTTGATAAAACCAAAGAAGTATTTGAGAAAGAATTTGCAGATCTAGATTGTCTTATTACCCACGATATATGTTTCATTAACTCTTATTTAATCTACAATGTGGCACTCAAACAGGCACGGCTGGAAACCTTGCCTATGCTTCATCAGATACACTCTGCTCCGAGTCAAAGGGCTAATTTATCCGATCCGTGGAATGAATTATTCGGTCTACCCCATCCCCAAAACTCTAAACTAATTTATATGAATTACTCAGAACAGGTGGCGGCAGGAGAAATGTATGGTATATGGCCTAAAGACGTAAAAGTAGTTTTTAATCCTATGGATTTAAGGGAAATGTATAATCTATCCCCATTAACTAGAGAACTAATTGACGCTTATGGCTTATTTGAGGCGGATATTATCTGTGTTTACCCTGTCAGTTCAACCAGAATGGGAGATGATGGTAAGGCCGTGAGAAAAGTAATCTCCGTGATGGGTTATCTCAAAGAGCTAGGGCAAAAGGTTAAATTGATAATTCCTAATGCTCATGCCAATGCCCAAAGGGAAAAGGAAACCATTGAGAATTTCTTACAGCTGGCCGCCCAGAAAAACCTTGATCGAACAGAAGTAATCTTTACCTCATTTTACGACCTACCAAAGTATGAACAGGGAGTATCGCATCAAGTAGTTGTGGAACTATTCCAGATTGCTAATCTGTTTATCTTTCCTAGTTTCTCCGAAAACGCTCCGCTTATCTTACTTGAAGCCGCCGCTACCAAGAATTTGCTAATTTTGAATGAGGATTTTAAACCAATGATAGACTTCTTAGGCCCTGAAGGTTCTTTTAACTTTAGGTTTAGAAGTCGCTTAGTGAATGAAACTCAATATGGCGATGATGGAGAAGAAGGTTATTTTAAGGATATTGCCAAGATCATATTATCGGATTTGAATAGTAATAGAGTAATGAGAGCTTTTACTACCGTTAGGAAGAAGTTTAATTACGATTGGATAGCTAAGAATCAGTTTATTCCAGCTATAGAAGGAGTTATAAATGGGCGAATACCAACAGAACGAACCTAAAACATATCCTGGTATAACCTGGTCAATGAGAAGGTGGGAAACCCATAAATACGTTATTCCCAATGAGCAGAGGAAGATTTACGAAGCATTGGTCAGTAAACATCAGGGCAAGGCCTTTGTCGATATTGGCAGTAGTTTCGGGGTGGGCAGTAATATTCTTTCTCATCGATCTTTGGGAGTATGGGCCGTTGATGTGGAGCAGGAATTGATTGATTTCGGCAAAGCCTTGTTTGAATCCCCTCGACTTAAATTCGATGTTTTTGATGTCCTCAACCCGCCTAACCGCCCAATAGCCACTTTCGATATTGTGGTGATGTTAGAGGTAATAGAACATTTACCAAGAGAGAGGTGGGATGATGCTCTGAACAATATCAAGAGATTCTTCAAGGAGGGTACTATTGGTTATATCTCTACACCGAATCGTAACTCACCAGACATTCGGGACGACCATCCAAGAAATGAACAGCATTGCTACGAAGCACCAGCAGGAGAATTCTATGAAGTGTTAACTAAACATTTTCAGGCAGTAACTCTATTTAGTGTGCCTTTACTAAAGAGCTTTGAGGCTTCTGAAACAGTGGATGTAAATACAACTGATACTCCACTATTGGCTAGATTGGAAGGTGGCGTGATATGAAGATACTTTTAACAGGTGGTATGGGATTTATTGGGAGGAATATCTTAGTGAAACTTCTTAAAGAAGGGTATGAGACCGTAGTTTTTGATCGCTTAGTCGGTAATGATTTATCGGATAGAGAAGCCCTAGATCAGAATATAAAAATAGTGGATCAAGTAATACACTTGGCGGCCATTGCTGACCTCAATTACGCTTTAGCTCACCCTAAAGAAACTTTTACTACTAATATCGAAGGTACTTGGAATGTGGCCGAGTTTTGTGCTAAACATAAAAAAAGGTTGCTCTATGCCTCAACTTGCTGTGTCTATGGAGATCAGGATTTTGAGAAGTTTTCAGAGACAACCGAAGAATCTCCGCCAAATCCTAACGAGATTTATGCCTATTCAAAGTACATTGGGGAGTTGATTATTAAGATGTTCCACTTTACCCATGATCTCAAGTATGTGAATATGAGATTTCCGACTACCTATGGAGAACCAGGTATGCGAGAAGTCTTGGGGGTTAAGGTTTTTTTCCGCCAAGCAATGAGCGGTAAGCCAATTACTGTGCATGGAAGCGGAAACCAAACAAGAACACTCACCCATATATCAGATTTAGTTGAAGCTGTATCTAGGTTAATCAGCAAGCCTGAATTAACTAAACTTGATATAAATTTATCTACTGAAGAGAGTA